GTTCTGAAACATGACCCAAGGTTGACCCACTAAATTTTCCAAATGACAAAACCACAGCATATGTAGACTTATGACCCATATCACACTTTAACCCGTATAACTTGACAATTCAGATATTCAGCAATTTCTTTCTGTCTTTGAGCATAATCCAAACCTGATTTGCATGAATATAATAATTCTTTATTACATAGAGGGCATAACCGTATATGTTTCATTTTAATATAACCTCTTAACCTTATGGCAAATACCTCACACTACGTAACGTCATTGCCGTAGTTGCCTTTAAGAAGGAACCAGACTGAATGATTTCGAAAATTCCCTTATAATCACTCTCGGGGAATTGCTCAAGAACAGATTGGGTGATTGATGATGTAAGTCCAGTTACAGATGCGGTGAATGCTACGGAAGTCGTTAGTCCTGCACTAATAATTAGTGTGCCCGTATCAAATGATGCAGACCAAAAGGATGAGCTGAACGTTTGAGAGAATGACGATGAGAGTGATTGAGACAGTGCTGTAGAAATATCAGCGCCCCGAATAACCCCTTCGTAATGTCCACTACGCACAGGAGTTTCCGTTAGTGACGCAGTTAATACCACATTGCCTGAATTAGAGCCCGTAAATTCGGTGAATAAAGATTGTGTTGTTATTTGAAGAATACTTTGAGTTACCAGCGGATCACTTTGGCCATCAATTGCTGCAATAAATTGTGTAGTTCCAACATCAAATTGCGACGCTGATACCAAACTAGACGTGCCACCATCTAAGAAGAATGATTGGACTGCTGAACCCGTAGGGTTACGGCTTAGCCTGGCAGTCAAGGATAAATCAGAAATGAACTTGCCTGTCGTTCGTTCCTCTACACGATAATCAATTAGATGATCATTGTCAAGATAGACGTTTCGGTCCATAGTGTCATTTCTCTTTCGGATGGCTCTCCAACGAGCCCGGCTGAATACAATGCCTGGTATGATGCTCATAAGCACGAAATCTCCCTGTTCCTACCATAAGTAGTAAACAAGGAGATTCACAATAACTACTTGGAAGGGTTCGATTAGAAGTTTAAGATACAGAAATCAGGCTGAATAGTCAGTGTGATTTCTAATACATCATCTGAGTCCCAATTAGCATCGTTGAACGAAGCTTCCGTGATCTGGGCGCCTTTGATGAGCCATTCTTCAACCTTGTCACCAACAGGACCAAGCATATTGAGAATCAGGTCTTTCTTGTAGAAGTCGGCGTATCCGTCACGACCCGTTACGGATTCGTGATGGAGTCGTACCCACTCCATAACAGCCTGTGCGCCAGAAGGAACAATTGGGTCATACAGAGTAAACTGCATGGTGCCCCATGTAGTTCTACCTTTGACGTATCTTACCACGTTAATATGCGGTAGTTCTTTTGCATTTTGTGTTAGAGTAGGTCTTGCAACTCCCTTGACCATGAATGATGGAACACCATCCATAAACATGATAAACCGATTAACCATCTTCGGTTCAAATGAGTTGAAAAACATCTCCTGTTCGGCGACTAGATTAGCCATACGTTGTCTCCACTAAGGTTAGTCTCTAACCTATAAGTATCACTGCTGTTAAATTTTATTACCGACCACGACGTTTGCTCGGAGAAGGCGCATAATGTTGAGGTGCTGTTTGTGCAGGTCCTTTTATACGACTGAGAAATGTTGACCGATCCATAGGTGGTTCGACTTTCTTTTTTGTAGTTTTTGCAAATTTCGATTTTGCTTCCCTATCACCTACTATGGGAACCTCTTGCCAACGTTCTTCGGCTTGACGAGCTTGACGGCGAAATCGGGGGTCGTTACGAAATTGAGTCTCAGCTTCTTTTTGAGAGTTTGCTGAGATTGTTTTAGAATGTGACCAACCGTTACCCATCGCGTGAAGTGAATAGGATGACTTTGCTTCGCCAACTAATTCTTCTCTTTTACTCCTGTAATCCGGTGATGTGTGAATACTATAAGGGACGGACAATAAAGAAGAACGAATTTCTTTTTCTGAAGCGTCGGTAACTAAATTTGGTCCTTTAACCTTAACCTTATATCCTTGTTTTGTTAAAGCTGCCGACAGCTCATCCATCTCTCTCTTTCCCAACTCTGGCATATAATAAGACTTGGCTCGCCCTTCTTGCAACTTACCTTCCTTCACAAGATTCTTCATTACTAATATCAACTGAAACTGACCATTGGGAAGGTCCTTAACATAAGTGCTACGAACACTAGACATATGTTGAGCGCCTTGTGCCATACTCTCGGCTTCACCTCTGGTTCTAACTGCTTGCATTGTTACTTCTCTTGATGCTTCGTTCACAGTTTTCACAGCTTCATTCAATTGTTTTACTGTTGGTTTCCCCTTCTCGGCGAACCGTGAAGCCTCGTTCTGAAGCTTGAACGTGCATTGCTGACCTTTGTAATTACAAGCCCGTGTATAGCCGTTAGATAACTTCCAAGTTTTACCTCGGAAGCTGCCACCAGTACCACGATAAGAACTATATAGCATTTTATACCTTCTCTAAATCTGCTGGTGGAATGAGTAGAAGTATTTTTTTCCCTTTAACCATTAGGTCAACAGACACATCTCCTTTTTTACCCAAAGATTTATTACCACTAACAAACGGACCCTGAATTCCAGGATAATTAACCGTGCCTTCTATACCCTTATATTTTCCAGACTTAATTCTCACTCTATCTCCACGGGCAAATGCTTCATGTAGATACACTTTATTTTCTGTTAAAAATTGTTTAATATCAAACATTATTCTGCAGCTCGTAATGCATTGGAAGCAGTTTGAAGAGCATCTACAAATTCCATAAGTTCACTCTCGTAGCCATGCTTTTGCGCATGCTTGAGGTTGTTAGGAAGTCGTCGTAGAGATTTATCTACTGCAGCGCGGGCGTTACGTATCTCATTCTGCATCTTATTGACCATCGCAACCGCTACTCCTTTATCCCGAAGCTTATCTTGCTTCTCAGTCAACAGGTCCTTCAACTTAATCATTTATTATGCTCCTTCAGGGAAGGTTGCACCTGTTGGTAGGATATTGAACTCCAAGCTGATGAATTCTGCGGTTCGCGTTGGCTGTAGGAATATCTGACCTACCAAGATGTTACGGTCAATCAAGTCTGCTGGGTTATTTGATTCGTCCATGATGACACGGAATGCGAATAAACCACTGCGCTCTTGGATTGATGCCAAGAATGGATTAGCGATGTTAAGGAATCGTTGTCTCGTAGAATCAACGTTCTGCTCAAACACCAAGAATCTAGCGGATGAAGCGATGAACTTCTTAACTGCGATTAGAAGCCTTCGAACATTGATTCGATCCAATGCCGAAGATCTCGCCTGCAAGTTCTTCTGACCGAATGCCACAATTCCTGTACCTGGGAACAATGCAATTGGATTGACACGGCCATCATATAGAACGTCCCGGTCATCCTTCGTTAATCTTTTCTCGACCTGAAGTGCTGCTGTAATTCCACCACGGTTTAGACCTGCTGGTGCGAACCATTCAGCTGCTACCTTATCGTTGAATGCGAATACCTGTGGCAACACCGTAGAAGGAGTTACCCAAAGATTCTTGTTAGTGTTCACATCTAGAATCTTAATCCAAGGGTGATATACACCAGCGTAATTTGAGTCGATGCCGCCTACAACATTAACTGCTGTATCAACGTTCGAACCATATCCAACATTGTCCATGATGTAGAAGCAATCGCCCCTATCTTCACACATGTCAATTACGAGCTGCGTAACGTATGGGTGAAGTTCTCGTAGAACACCTGGAAGTGAAACGAGGTTAATGTCGAATGCTTCTGGATTCGAAACAATATCAATTGCTCGTTTGAATGCTACAGAGCCAGAAGTAGTTGATAGTGACAAATCAAATCCTTGAGTATTCGTTGCTGCAATATCCTCTTGAGTTGCCAATACTCTCGCTGGATTTAGACCATCGAAACCACCTTGTAGTGGGACGGTGAACTTACGTAGCGTCGAACCAGTTACTGCAATTCCGCCTGATGCCGCCGACTGAACGAGATTGATGCCCGTCAAATCTTCCAAGCTAAAGCTACTTGCGTCCAACGAAGAGCTGGCTGGAACTGGATTGAGGAATGTTAGGTTAGTCGCATCCGCGAAATTAAATCCATAATGGATTTTTGTATTCTCGACTGCTTCACTACCGCCTACTGGAACTGCAAAACGGGTTGTTACATATGAAGCTGATGGAATGCCGCTGCCCGATGTAAGAGCCTCACCACCAATCGGAGTGTTTAAAGGACCAAATCCAGATGGAAGAATATTATCTGGCAAGGTTTCAATTCCAGCCACCATCTCGACAAAAACAAATCGAGACTTAGATGGCCATTCTCCTGATTCTACCAAATCACCATTGCTATCAACAGTAAATCGGGTATCACCAATAACGCGAGCGATATACTTTGGACTGTCTGGATCCAGACTTAGATTATCAAACTGCTCCAAAATTGTCTGACGAGCGTCCGTGTCGGAGAACTTACGAATTGCAAGACTGAACACGCCATGCTGATCTTCCGCTGAAGGTGCCGCTGGCTTGGTGCTCGTAATAGATACCTTAACCTCGCTGTTAGATGCGTTACCGTCACTAAACGTATGAACCTTAAACAAATTGTGTTTCTGTCCACCAACCGTCTGCGACTGAATCCATGGAGTGGATGCGTTATCATAGTCACCAATGAAACCTAAACCTGCAAATGCGTATGCATCTGAGGCAGACCCACTGACCAATTCAATGTGCCAGTCGGTACCTGTTGGCGAACCGCCATGAGCTTCAACGCTTCGTGGGAAAGCCAACACTGCATATCCAACCTTAGCTCCGGCTGGGCTTTCTCCTAGAGCCTTGACCCAATATGATGGGCTCGATGGAACAACAGAAAGACCTGTGAAGGATGAAGTAATAGCATTGCCGTTCTCAATATTGAGTTCAAAGTTAGTGCTACCACTGTTACCGGATGCACCAACTGACGAACTGTCCGTAGCCAATGCTACCGAAGTTACGCCCTCAGTGTTTCTTGTTGGAACAATTAGTCCAAGAGTCACCGATCCCGTATCAGCAGCGCCTGAGACTGCCATGACTATGATTGGGTTGTGCTCGGATTGTGGAAATCCGCCCAAGCCCAATACACGAACAACAGTTGCTCTTGCTGCATCTTGTAGGTATGCGATCGCTGCGTGAGGTGCGTAGAAATCCGTATTCGGATTACCGAACTTAGTTCGAAATTCATCCGCAGATTCTACAATGGTAGGAACAAATGCTGGCCCCTTTACCGTAGGTCCAATGAACGCTCCGCCAATCTCTGCAATTCCCTGTGGTAGAAACGAGAGATCGTTTTCTCTCGTAAATACACCAGGGGAAACAAATCTTTCAGCCATATTGTATCTCCGTTTGATTACTCATTTTCAGGAGTAAACTCGCCTGTATCCACATTCAATGTGCCAGACCCATATTTATCGATGAGTTCGGTGACAAACTGCTGTTCTTCTTTCAGAAGTTCATCAAAACGATTGCCAATCTCCACCTTCTCTTTATCAATAGTTCTTTGAGCAAATGCCAACTTTCCATACTCATGTGTGAGAGTGGTAAATGTTTGGCGAATTTGCAATGCTTGTCGAAGTTCATCCGACTCAACTTTTGTTGGTTCTGCCATAGTAACCTCTACTGTAACTAGTTAGCCCAATTCTTCAAAAATAAATATAAGATAGAAAGTCCAAACCACCAATCTCCAGTTAACTTACGATTGTGTCGTCCACTTCAATAATGGTAACTACTTTCTTATTGGTATATCTAAGCCGGTCAGTTGCTTGCGGTCCCTTATCTACCGTGTACATGGTCTCTGGTAGTAGATATGCGTTGACTTTCATTTGAAATGTGGCCTTCACATATCTGTCACCCTCTGTTGGTACATCTGTGTCAATGGTATAATCATCGACACGAACCCTAAACTTGAAATCACCTCTGTCGCCCCAATATGAATCCATCTCAAAATTGAGCGTCTCGATTAACATATTCATCTGCTCAATATAATCAGTCCACAGAAGGAAGTCATAGGTCAAATCTACATAATCCGGCATAGTGACTGACACCAATTCTCTAGATGGAGTGATACGATTCAACACAGCAAATTTGTCGTAGCTGTTATGTCTGTTCCATCCAGTTTCATAGGTGCGGTCAACGAATTTGTTGACGGGATTAGTAAGCCCTCCCCTTCGGATACTCGTTCTACGGAACAAAATAATTGGAGTTTGTACACGACCTGCGCCGTCTCGAAGCACGCCATCTTTTCGGACTTGCTTCCACCGTTCTGCATTAGCATATCGTATAGGAACGATAATTTGCTTTGCATCATCTTCAACAACAGGTTTGATTTGGTCGTTCAGGTATGTCAGAATAGCACCATCTATCTTCATTAGAGTGATAGAAATAGGCGTTGAGTGGCGTGAATCCCGAAGTATATCACGACCCCTATTCTCGCCTTTCGGCTCTGACCTTATCTCCCTCTCATATGCCCGTTGGTGTTGGTCTACACCAATGACCTTAAATCCTGTGTCGTCGCTTGTATTAGACATTTTCGTTAGGTGTGTATTGACGTTGCTCCAATTGTAAAGCTGAACGTCTTGTTAGATGACAAGTACAAATGATTGCCCAGTTGAAGAACGGCTGGTCTGCTAACAACTGATTTTCTGCTGCATTATTGATTTCCCAAAAAGAACTGTCATATTCAATAATGTCGCCGACTTCGGGATATACGTCCTTTTCTTTGAGCGTGTCCCGATGGAACGAAAATGTTGAGGTCTGGTTAAAGTCAAGAATATGACCATCTGTTGTTGGGTTTTTATCTTGACGATTAATGAGCGCATTAAGCTGTGTGCCGACATGGTAGGTTTTGCTTGGTGCCTCCCCATAAATATTAGTCGGCGATTCGACCACATTCAACTTGAATAGAATAACTGGAACGTCAATTACGTCCTCTAGTAATTCTTTATTGACTGATCGAAAGTAGTTAACGTCGCGTTCACTGACGAATTTCATATAAAAGTATTCTAATTTTCCTTTTTAAAGTTTGCCTGGTTTGTTTACGGCATCCTTAAAACGTTCCACATCAAATTGTGGGTTCTGATTTTTTCCAAGCACAATAGCAAATGCAGTTAAGACCGCCCTATGCTTCGGAGATGCTTTCCGGATTTCCTGTGCCATCATAATGAAATCTTTCCTGCTCATTCCCTCATGCAATTGCTGCTTCATCTTGCTCCGTGCAACGATTTCCTGGCGAACAATTCGTTTAATTTCATTGAGCTTCATATCTTCCCCTTAACCAGTAAAGATGAATAGAGGCACATTTCGGAGGATTTCTCTTTTGTTTGTCTCATTCTCTTTCTGCTTCTCTAGTTGTTTCTGTTGACCAGACTCATCTAAAGTCTCGCGAAGCTGAGTGATTAACCTTTCTTGCTCTGCTCTAGCTTCATCCATCAATGCCGGTCCATTCAATGTGACTTCGGAATTTGGAATTGGAATAGTTGCATATTTGCTTCGAATCATACCTAATGTTGACTTCACACATGCCAAAAAGTATTCAAAAACCCATCTTCGACCCACATCATTAATTTCAGAATAGACTATATTATCATATGGTACATTTGCATAATCAGAAATTACACCCTCTTCAAATGTGGTGCCTGACGCGAATCTATCTTCACGTAACGTGTAATGGAAGTGCAACAGGAAGTCATCTTTTGGAATTGGAAAGATTCGAAGTTTGTTATTAATCAATTCAAAGGAAAACGCGCTTCTACGAATTGTATCATTGAAATTGATTGCTTGTATTCGCAAAACATCTTC